TTTCCTGCTGGGCCTGGATCGCCCTGCGGCCCCGGTAACCCCGGTGGGCCCTGCGGCCCAGTTGGTCCCGGCGGCCCAGCACCGCCCCCGCCATTGCCGCCGATCGGATTGCCGTTTTGGAAAAACCCTCCACTAGCGTCGACTCGGCCATGTGCCTTTAGATCCTGCGTGATCGTCGTTTGCGGGGCGTCTACCGTGACGCCATCCGAACCCTTGATGGTCGCCGCTTTAGTGTTGATTTCGACCGTTTCGCCAGCGTCGACGCTGAACTTTTTCTCTGAGTTGAGCTGGACTTGATTCTCGCGCTGAAATACTAGGCTGTCGCCCTCGTCGCTGTAGATCGCGACCTCACCTGGCTTAAGTCCGGTGAAACGCGAGTTCCGATCGTCGGTGGCAACGATGATCCCGTGGTCGCGGCCGCCGCCGATAAAGCAGACCAGCGCCTCGGTGTCGGCTGGTGGGGCCGACGAGAACCCGTAATTTTGGAAACGTTCTACACTAACCTTGGCCTCGTCCCGTAACAGCGAGATTTTGCTCAACTGCACACCGGGCTCGTCGTCGCTTTCTTCGATGATGCCGCGCGTCACCATATTCATGATGCGGCGGTTCATGGCGCGCTGCTCGCTCATGTCGTCGGCGCCATATGAGCCCAAGGATCGGCGGCCTTACCGGCTTTTTTCCTGCCGGGGCGCCGGCTGCTTTCGGCGGCGCGCTCGTCGCGCTCATGGTGATGTTTGCCCTTGCGCTTAGGCTCCGGCAGAAATGCATCCGGCAGGGTAAGTTCGAGCCCGGTCATCTCGCCGCCATCGTCAAAACTGTATTGAACCTGCGCGATGATCAGCTCGTGGTCGAGCGCGAGCCAGGGTGCGCTAACCTCGACCATTTCATTTGTGGTCCACAAGCGGCCGTCTTGCTGACGCCAGCCATTGACTTGGATCGTGGCGCGGATCGCCCGCGCCAGCCGGCGGCGCATCTCCCATTCGGCGCGCTTTTGCGCATGCGCGTCATCGGCCTGCGCCTCAGCGACGATCAGATGTGGCCGATAACGGGTGACGCCCTCGTCACGGACAGCGGCACCGATCTGGGTAAGTGCTTTAGGATTTGTTTTGCCGCCGCTGCGCCGCAGCAGTGCCATACGCTGGCGGTAGCGATCGCAAATATTTGGAATATTGCGGAGCTGCTGAAGCGTGGGCTCCCACGGGATGCTGTCGCCGCCGCTTACCGCGTCGTCGGCCGCCCTCTTGTTATTGCCCGGCCTCTGCGCCTTGACGATGTACTCGGAAAAGCGCTGCGAATTGTCGAGATCGGCCGAGGCGCTTTTGATGTTGCGTCCGTGACGAAGGGCAGTCGCCTGGCCCGATCCTGCGCGGCAGAGGACGAGGCGCCCAGCCGCGTCATCAGTAACCAGAAGCTCTTGCAAGCGCGACAATCTCTCGACCAAGGCAAAGCATGTCTCTCCCTGCTGGACCTGCACCTCAGGTTCAGGCGGGCCATCGGTCTCGACGACCACTTCGAGGTTAAAGGGTTTGGCGAGCTCGGTGGCGATCTCGCCAACAGTCATGCCAGTGAATTGCCCGCCATCGACCAGCACCGACGAGTCGACAAAATCGCAGGTTTTTGATCGCCCGCTCAGTCGCACATCGTGTGAGCCGGCGTCGTAACTGGGCCGATAGGCATCGACGTAGCCGGTCAGGACGGTCTCATCCTCGAATTTGATCTCCAGCGCCTCGCCCGGGAGGATTTGCCAGATTTCCTCGTCCACACCCCAGCGCTCGCTGACCGTCACCTCAAAATCGCTGACGCAACGCTCGAGACCGCGGGTGACGCGCAGGGTCTTCCAGCCGGAATATTCCTCGCCGCCGACCAGCAGTGAGAACGCTGTGCTGTTGCGGCGCTCGCTCATGCAGCTAACACGCGGCCAGTCATTGGCAGAAACGATGGCGTGCGTGCCGCAACACGGCGCACGATTTCTAGATCACGCCCCGAATCTGCATAAAGCCGCCACGCCAAGGTCAGGCTGTTCGCCGGTCTCGGCGAGGTCACGCGATAGGTCACCAACCAATTGAGCCCGACGGCGCGGGCGCTGATCATGCGGGTGATCGCCGCGCGCAGGTCGACGAGCGCGATAAACACGTCATCGTCTCCGGCATCGGCGGCCTGCTCTTCGATGTTCCTGAAAGCCTCGCCGAGTTCAGCGAGCAGGGCGCGAGCCTGCTGGTAGTTGTCGAGCTCCAGCCCAGTGATGGCGTAGCCGATCTCCCGTAGCGCCAAACGATAGGTGAATTCGTCAAACGCGCGCCGATTGTTGGCGCGGCGGATCGTGATCGGTAGGTCGACGCCGCCATGCATTGCGCGACCGGACCACGGCGTCAGTTCGCCACGCGCGGGTGCGGTCGCTGGCCGCAGAAAGTAGAGCATCGAGGGCACGACGCGCGAAGCCTCACCGGCTGCGGTAAATTGCTCAAAGCTCTGGCTCATCCAGTTCGCGAGATCGGGCGCGTTGCCCGCGAGTGAATAGGCGTTGCGGTTGAGGTAATCGAGCGTCCGTCCGAGCGCACTCTGCGGCAGGGTCGGTGCGGGGAGGCGCAATTGCTGCATTGTCGCGGCAAAGCCCTGGATCTGACCCGCAGCAGCATTGTTGAGCCAGGAGCCGCCGCCGATGGTGTTAAAACGGCCGAGAAAGCTCGCGATCGCGCTGAGCCCGACCGGCTCGGAGGCATTGGTAACGGCGAGATCGGTATCGGTTTCGCCGGCGGGCTCGCGCAGTTGACCGGCTTCGCGGAACTCGAATTCAAACGCGCAATAACGCCCGCGCTGACGCTCCTCTGAATAGCTGAAGCTGCGGCAGACGGCCTGGACCGCGCCAATCGTCGGGTGGATCAGCGCGCCCGGCCCCTCGGCCTCGCAGGCTCGGATCAGCGCGTCACGGCGCTGCGGGTAATCATCGCCGATGACATAGCCGGTAAACCGCCAGACCCGTTGCCGTCGACCGAGATCTTCGGCCCACGGTGTGTTGCGGTCTGGATATTCGTGATCGGGTCCGCGGCGCCCACCCGCCCCGCCATAATTCTCGATGTAGAACGCAGCACCGCGAAACGCTGCGGGGCGTAATTCCCGGCCCCAGCCGAGAGCCGAACCGAGGATCGCCCGAGCCTGGCCGAGCATCAGGCGACACCCATTGCCGGCTCCATCGAATGACCGACATCGACTTGTGTGCTGACTGGTGCTCCGGTGGTGCGCTGACTTTGCAAGGTGGCGCGCAGTTCCGGTGACAGATCGACCCGGAGACGCTGATCGATTTCGCTACGCTGCGTCGTCGCCTCACGCACCCCGCCTTGCTGCTCAAGGAGCCGCGGCGGTGGCGCCGCTGTCGCAAATGGCGTCGTGACACCTGTCGCAATGGTGCCTTGGACGCCCTGCGCCATGCCGGCCAATGGCGCCACGGCAGCGTTGATTTGCGCGACGATGCTGATGATCGAATCGCGGGCGCGCTCGAATATCCCGATAATCGCGCCCCACAGATCGCCGAAATATCCACTAAGCCCGGACCAGCTCTCTTTGATGCTTTCAGCCAGACTGCTCCAGGCGGCCTCGGTGCCGGCTGGCGGCTCTAGATTGAGCGCGTCGATTGTATCTTTGGCTTGTTTTGCCGCATCGCCGACCTGTTTGCCGGCTCGTCTGGTTTTCGCCGGGGCATCGGCGACCGTTTTGCTGACTTGCTTTATCGCCGCGTCGAGGCTTTCCCACGAATCTTCTGCCTCATCCGACAATTCGAGATCGGTGGGCATCCGCAGATCGGCGAGCGCGGCTGGCGGGCGGATCTGCTGCATTGCCGTTTGCAGTTCGTCGGCAATGTGGGTCCATTCGACTTCAGCATTGGGCGGCGGCGTGATATCGGGCGGCTCGACTTCTTCCGCCTCGCGTTTGATCCGTTCGAGAAATTGGCTCCACTGGCTCTCAGTCTCAGCGGGCGGTTGCGCGAATTCCTCAATCGACGCGAGCGCTTCCTGGGCTTTGCGTCCAACGGCACCCGGCAATCGTGCCACCTGGCGCAGCACCGGCGCGATTGCATCTTGAAGAAAGCCTGCCGCAAAGGCTCGCGCAGCTTCCCTGATCGACGCGATAGCATCCCAGAATATCGCCTTGATACCTGCCCAGAGATTGGCAAAAAATCGGGTGATCGGCGTCCAATAACGCATGATCAGCAGAACTGCCGCCACTGCCGCAACCGCCAGCACTCCCCACGGCCCGGTAGCCGTCAGTACGGCCAACCCTAATTTGATCAGCGCGGCACCGAGCGGGTTCAGCACCAACACCAGCGCGGGGATGACAACTTCCCAACCGCCGAGCAATTTCACGAAACGGTTGAGCTCGCGCATAACGCTTTGCAGATTGGTGAGCAATCCCTTCCAATCGATGCCTTTGAGCGCCTCACCGAGCGCCTTGAAGCCCGCGGCGATGTCCTCTCGATTGGTAACGAGAAAGTCTTTGACCGCTACGAGAAAATCTTTCCAGACCGGCAGGAGCTCGCCGGCGATCGCGTTTTTGACCCCGTCAAAGGCAAAATTCAGCTCTTTCTGAGCCAGCGCTGTCTCTCCGGCCTGCGCCGCCTGCTCATTGCTGATGATGCCGAGCTCGCGGAGCTTTTGGCCGGCGGTTTCGAGCCCTGCTGCTCCCTGGATCAGAAACGGGATCATCATTTGCCCGGTGCGGACGCTAAACAACGCCATAGCGTCGCTCGCCCGCTGAACCGGATCTGTTGTCTGTCGAAATCCCTCAAAGATTTTTGGCAGCAACGCCCCGATGTCGTGCGCTTCGATCTCTTCCTGGCTAACGCCGAAGCGGCTCAGCGCCTCGGCTGCTTTTTCCGATGCTTTGGTGCCTTGAACCACGCCGACCATCGTTCTTTGCAGTCGGGTCAGCGCCATATCGGCCCGCTCTGGGCCGCCAGCGGCAAAGCGGAAGATCTGCAGTGTTTCCGCATCAACGCCGAGACGGCGCGAGGCCCGGCTGACCTCGTGGGCGGTCTGGACGTAATTCTGTAGGGCCTTAACCGTGCCGCCGATGCCCGCGACACCGGCAAGCGCCAGAATAGGCGCAAAAGCAGTTCTTATCTGACCACCGATCTTTGAAAACTCGCCGCCGACATTTCTAAGATTGCTCTCAATGCCGCCGAACCAGCCGCCCTGTGCGAAATCCCGCAAAGTGGTGCCGACGGTCTTTGCGCCATCTCCGATCTGGCCGATCGCCTTTTGTATATTTTGCAGCGCCGGCGAGGCCTGGTCGACGACCCGGACAATAGCGCTGATGTCGATATTATCGGCCATGATCGATCATTTCAAACCCGCCGCGATCTTGCCTGAATCTCCAGTTCCCGAAGGATGCGGGCGGTCTGCGCTTCATAGAGTTGCAATTCGCCAAAGCTTAAGCCGAGCGTTGCGCTCGGATCGAGTTGCCAGATCCATGCGAGGTCGAAGCAGCGATCGAGGATGTCGGAACCGGGGCCGACGCCCCGAAAAAACTGAAGACCGCCCCCATGCATTCCATCCAATCACTAAAGGAGAGCTGGTTGGCCGAACTGCGAGGGATATTGCCGAGCCGCGAGATCAACGCAGTGATCGCCTGCGTCTCGGGCGTAATGGTCTGCGAGCCGTCGTCGTTGATCATAAAGCGGAACGGAAAGCCGCAAGCGGCAATGTCGCCGCCATTGGGTTCGCGCAATTCGATTTGCCGGCGCTCCTCGCCGTGCGCTTGGATCGGCGTTTTCAGTTCGACGATCATGCCATCAGCTCCTCAGACGCCATACCCTCGAACCTAACCGTAGCTTGTCCATCTGCCGCATTGAACTCCCTAGCAGTGGAAGTCCACGCGTTCCTCAATATATATGTCTTGCCATTGGCTAGTTCTGCAGTCACAGTTACATCGCACATGGCTTGTAATGTTAGGAGAGACAAACCACCGATGTCAGAAAAATCCCCCTCTATCCATGGCACCCTAGGTCGTTCTATAAATCCGTGTATCCCATCTTGTCCTGCCACACCTTCGCGCTCAATAGTATCTATTGAGATAGTTAGGTTCCCTCTTAGCGGGTATTGGCGGCCGTCGACAAATATATACGCGAGGCCGGCTATCCTTCGACACGCCATGGTTTAGCTCCTCATCGCAACCGCGGAACGCCGACTAGGCAATTCAGCAGATCAAAAACCAATACAATCACCGCGACCGCTACGATCGCCCAGATGATGATGTTGAGCGCTTGGCCTATCGTGGCTCCAGCTGCGCCGAGCGGACCGAGTGCCAGCGGCAACAGCAGCCGCACCAAGGCGACGACAGCGGCGATGACCACCAGCCAGATCAGTAGATTGCCGAGCCAGACCAGCGAGAAGCACGCCATAGCGCTGCTTCCCGCCTAAATGAACGGTGTGATCGGCGCGACTTGCGGGACGATGCCCGGGCGCGGCACCGGCGAGTACGGCACTGCGCCGGCGGCGATTGCCGCATTGGTAGCGGCCGCGACCGCAGTCGGGCTGACCAGTGCGCCGGGCGCGTATTGCAGCCGGAAAGCCACCTGCATTGCGACGATGCGCAACTGATTGACCAGATCCGGCGGCAGCAGCACGTTGATTCGGTTCGGGTCATTCTGATCGCGCTCGACGATCAGGAAGGTCTTGAAGGCCTCCATGTTCTCCATCAGTCCGACCGAGATCAGCTCGCTGTAAGCGGCGACGAGCTCGGCCTTGACGATGCGCGGGGTCACGACCGCCTGACCAAAGCCGAGCGGCGTGCCGTCATCGGCGAGCTTGTGGCGCGGGAATTTCTGCAAAATGCGCTGGCGCATAAACCGCACCAGATAGGCAAGCGTGAACGGGGTCTGCACGTCGAGCCAGGACGGATCGGGCTGGTTCCATGCATTGCGCTGATAGGTCGTGATCGCGCGCTGGATCTGGACCTGGCCGAGGACGTCCCGTGAGGTGGCTATGCCGGAGAACAGCAGCGTCTGCGCCTGGCCGATCGAGAAACCGTGGCCGCGCAGCGGCGGCAGACAGCCGATCAGTGGCAGGGTCTGCAGCGGGCGCGCCGGGTCATTGCGCAGTGAGACAGCGGCCTGCGCGGCAAAGGCGGCGGCAAAGCGCCAGGGCGGGGTCGGCGAATTGTCGTAACCGAGGATCGAGGTGTGCGGATCGTTGCGGGTCCGCCCGAAGGTGACAAGGTCGCCGTAGGTGCCCGCTCGAGCGGTAAAGCAGTGCCCGTATTCCTGCCGGTCCCAGGCCCAACGTCCGGCGATATCGTTCATTTCCTCCTGAAAGAGATTGAGGGTCGCCGGATCGGACCACGGGAAGCAGATAAAGTCGTATTCGTCGGCCTGCATCGCCGCGATGACCGGAGCCAAGTCAGGTGCGCCGGCGCCGCCGATAAAGCCCGTGCCTTCGCTGACCGTGATGCCGGGCGGATGAAACTCGCCGCCGGCGATGCCGCGCCAGTTCCAGATCCGCGTCAGCGAGTCGCCGATCGTGCCGCCGGCTCGCGAGGTGAGGATAAGAGCGTTTGCGCTCACCGAGGCCTGGACGAGCGAGAACGAATTGCCGTTGATCGCATCGGCAAGCCGTTGCGCAATAACGGTACCACCGTCGCCCGAAGCGACCGGCACCGAGATGCGGTCGCCGTTGAGGTAGATGGTCATATTGCCGGCCGCAGTTGCGGTGCCATTGATCGTGTCGGTGACTTCCGACGCCGTGGCGCCGCCGGCATCCGGCACACCGATCGCCCAGACCGTCCCGAAGGTGTCGTTTCTCCTATAAGTTGAAATCATATCCGTTAAAATGGAACCGGCGCCAAACAGGGCGGCGGCGTGTCCAGAATCGATGACCAACGATGGTTCGAAGGCTGTAGCCGTCGCATCAGCCGTCATCGGTCCGATCAGCAAAGCGGGCTGAAGCAACTGGAAGTAGGCCGCTTCGTTTGCGCTAAACTCAGCATAGAAAAGTGGCACTCGCAGGTTGCTTGGCACGCGGTCGAATGACACTGGCACTTGGACGCCTCCTGTACTAAGAGACTACTTGTTGACAAGGCGTGGCTCGGCTTAGCCGAGCCGGGCTAGGCACTGGCAATCATGGCATAGCTCGTCGAGGCAGGGCCGGCAGATGGCGGCAGAGCGTCCAACTCTGCCGTCGCTTCGTGCGCTCACGGTGTCCCTTCGTCAGGAAAGACAAAGTCGGTCTCAACTTCTATGCGGTCATCCGGTCCAGGCCAGCCACCTCTATAGCCGCCCGGCACATTGGGAGGTGTCCCAGGCGGCCCCGTATTCGGATCGGCAGCGGGATCGATGACGTCGACGAGTACCTTCGTCCGCTCCAACCACGGCAGCTTGTCCCACGGCGGCGACAGATCAGGTGCGTAGGCCTCGGTGCATTGGATCGCAAAGGTGAGCGTGACGCTGGTCGAGCGCCATTCGCCCTCGACGTTGCGGTCGACCTCGTGGTCGAGCGACAGGATTCGCTCGAAGAGCGTCAGCCAGGTGCCGTCGCCCATAAGCTGCCATTTGGCGATCTCGGCGAGCTCGTCGGCGCGTTCGGCGGTGGCGGCGTCGGTGATGTCCTCACAGACGATCTGCACCACGAGGTTGGTCGTGGTCCGAAATTCGGGGATCGTGAGCGAGAGCCCTTGGCTGGTGGCGCTGGTGTAGACGCGGACCGCCGGCAGCATGTCGCGCCGGAGCTGCGGCTGGCGCGCGTCATAGACGCGCTTATAGGCCGGCACCTGGGCGAGGCGCGCTACCGTCTCTTGCCGTAGGGTCGCGAGGCCACTCGCGGGCATGCCCCCGCTCTAGCGCCGCTCTCGCGGACAAAAAAGCGGTCAATATTGCCGGCGAATATTTTCCTTTTTGTCCCAGCGCCCATTGAAAATATAGGCGTAGCGCGTATATGTATGTTGGATCCCTTCCTCGTCCCCCACAGGAGAAACAATGCTCGCACTTAACTTAGGCAACGCCGAAGAGCTTGCCGAAGCGTTCTACCTTTCCCACGCGACTGCCGAACAATTTAACGGCCGCTTGGGAAGTAAGCTATGGCGCGACATGAAGCCAAAGGAGCGCCTGATTTGGATTACAGCGGCAGAGCGCGTGGTGACGCTGTATCGTGCCGAAGGCCTATCGATTGGTCCGCTGCAAGCCGAATGACAGCTGACGAGCTTCGCGCCACACTGAAGGCGGTTGGCTTGCGTCAGAAGGCGCTCGCTGACCGGCTCGGCGTGGCAACCACCACGGTCAATCGCTGGGCAAAGGGAGAACTGGCGGTGCCGCGATACGCGAGCGCCTATCTTGAACTGCTGACACACCTTAAAGGCCCCGAGTGATCGGGGTTTTTATGAGTGTCGTTTCTGCGCCTCGAGCAGCGCGCCGACGGTGCGCCGAATGGTTCTGTCGCCGAGCCCCCGCTGATCGCTCCCCAACCGCGAGCGCACCACGGCAACGGCGTAGTTCAGCGGCACATCGGGGCCGATCATCCCGGCCGTGGCTGCCTGCTGAAAGACCTCGGCGATCTCGCCGCGGCGCGACGGCCGGCCCGGCGAACGGCGGCCGGCGCTGCTGCCGGTAACGCCGCGGTCCCAGCGCGAGGGGCCGTCCGGCACGGTCTGATCCCACAGGCTCTGTTTGTCGTCCCAGTCGCCTTCGGCCCCCTCGGGCGGCTCAAAGATCAGCCCCAGTTCCTGCTTGATCAGCCGAAAGCCGAGCTCGCCCAGATCGTCCTCGTCGCGCTGCACGATCTCCCAGACCTGACCCACAATAGTCAGAACATCGCCGAGCTGGGGAAGCGGCGGCGGCACGACCCGGCGGTCACAATAAAACCAGGTCTGGATCTCGCCGATCCCGGGCGCGATGGTACCGGTCGGCACCTCAAAGGGGTCGATGCGGAAGCGCCCTTTGATAAAGCCGCCGCCCTTTTCCCAACCCGCCCACTCGGTAAAGGTGTCGGCGAGCGTGGCGAGAAGTAGCGGTCCAACGTCGCGCGACCAACTCCACACCATGCGTACTTAGCGATGATAGCGCGAACGCTGCGTTTGACTGCTCGACCGACTCATGGCGGGAGCCGCCACCCGATTGGTGCCGCGCTTGCCGCCCAGAGGAATTGTCGCCTTCACGCCAAACATGCGACCGGCGCCCTCCCACTTCGGTTGTTTCGAATAGACACGCAATTTGCGAAGCATGGCCACTCTCCCCGTTTTACGGCACGTAGTCCACGGCGCGAACGGTAAACAAAGCTCTTGGGAGAGTGCAGAATGGAAAGACGTTCATCTGGGTCTCCATCATCACGCCTTTGTCAAAATCCATTACCTCACTCTTACTGTATCTGGGCAGCGCCACTGTGTTCACCGTCTCCAAGTAGTCGGCCGGTGCATAAGCTTCGATAAAGAGATCGGGAACGCCGACCGGGAAAAAGTAACAGATATCCGGCTCTACAAACTGGATATTGCCTACTCTGCCTCTGTACTCCTCGATCGTCACACCTCTGAATGAGAACGATGTACCGAGCTGATCACGCAGCAGCGGCGCATTCTCGATCGCGATGTAGGCGGCGCGGATCTCGGGATGAGCCATAAACGCATCGAAGAACCGCCAGCCGCAGATACCATGCATGCGCGTATACATGCCGCCTGACAGTTCATCGGCCATCTGCCGCCCGAGGCCATTGACCATCTCGGTAAGATCGCCCGCCCATGCCGCCTGGTCCTGGGCGAGCCGCCCGGCACCGATGATCGGCCATTCGATGATCGGGTTCGGATTGAGACCAAACAGACGAAACACATCGCGCTCGACGATCGGCGCCCCGGTAATGCGATCGACTGCCGTGACAACTTTGCCGCGCACCGCTCCGAGCCGGAGATATTCCAGCGTGACATCGAGCTTGCGGCTCATGCTTTCGAGATGCTGGTTGATTACCGCCTGCACACCCTCGAGCTGAGAGTCCGTTCCGAACGCTCTAACGTTTTGGACCGAATCGGCAACGACAGTAGACCGAATCGCGAAGTGCGGGATCTGGATCGCCGTCATCGTCGCGCGGTCGATCACATCCGGCGGCGGTGGTGCCCCGCGCGGCGTCTCGGGCACCAACGCCAGCCGAAAACCCTGCACCTCGACCATTGTCGTCGTGGTGCTCAGCCGCTCCGGGCGGAACAGACCAAGCCGCCCGATCAAACCCGGGATATAGGGAACACGATTTAGCGCCAGCGTCAGTTCGGAAACCGACCACGCTGGGTTGGTGGCGAACAGATCAAACGGCATTCAAGTCTCTCCTTAGTGCTTTGCCGGCACTGGCCAGCGGTCTTCCGGTGGCGGCGTCGACCCGAACGTGCCCGGGGCACCGCCGACGCCCCACAGGACGGAGTTCACGCCGGGCGAGGGATCCGGGACCTCCTGAGCAACCGCACCGAGGAAGGTCGGGACGCCAACCGCGCCTGAAAGCCGCGGTGGTGTCGGAACGTACCAGTCAGCCATCAGTGGCCCCCCTGTCCGTGGAAGGTGGCATTGACGGCACTCGGCAGTACCGCCTCGCGCACGATGATGTTGAGGTTCTGGCGAAGGTGCGTGTTGGTCTGAAAGCGATCCAGCGTGCCATAGGCCAGGTAAGCGTCGTTGACCTCGGCATCGCGCGCCAGCACGGTGACACGATCCGGCCCTTCCCGTGCATCGACCGGGAAGCAGACAATGTACGCAATGGTGCCGGGCGTTGTCGCCTCGACGCCATCGGCATCAATAAACCCGCCAGAGGGGATGATGTTGGGCTGCTGCGGGATATTCATAAACTCGAGCGACCGGTACGAATTGCCCCAGGAGAGCACGAACTCGTAGGGGAAGCCGGCGGCATACAATTGCTGCACGTTTGGCGGTAATTCGATCGGGAAGTTAGTAACAGCCATTGTGCGCTACTCCTTTCTGCTCACGTTTGCGGTGATTGACGCCACTTCGACATGCTCAGGATTGGGTACACTAAAATCAGCAAATCCAATATCGGCACGCCAAATGTAGTCGTCGACGCCGAGCTGTATAAACCGGTCGTGAATGGCCTGGTCATAACGGCTCTGCAGATACCGGACATGCCGCTGAATGTCCTTGTTGCGAACCCGTTGGGCGCGCCCATTGCCATCGGCGTACTGGAGGTAAGCGAGGCGCGGGATATGGACCATCAGCGTCGCCAGGAAGGTACGCACCATGATCTCGTAGTCGTCGGCGACGTGGATCTCACGATTGTGGCCGCCAATACCGAGATAGACTTCGCGGCGCCAAGCGCGAAGGTGATTGGGTGCGGCAACGATGTGACGGATCGTCTTGGGGCTGATGCCCGGGGTATTGACGACATCAAGCTCGCGGCCGTTCAGCCTTTCTTTGCGGTATGAGCCGAGCCCAAAGCCCCATCCATCGGGATAGCGCAGCGAATTCAGATTCGGGTCGACCTCGACGAAATCACTGTAAAAGAAGCCGCCTTCGGGATGGTTGCGCGCGGCTTCGACCACGAGCGCGAGCGCATCCGGTGTGAACTCGTCATCGTGATCGAGCTCGACCAAGATCGAACCACGTGAAAGCGCACAGGCCTTTGCTTTGACCTCGCCGATCATGCCGCTGTGGCGGGCGGGGCGAACCAGTTCGATGCGGTGGTCGGATTGTGCGAGCCCGGCGATCAAGGCAGCGGTCTGACCATCGTCGTCGCTATCGTCCCAGACGATCCACTCCCAATTGCGATATGTCTGGGATCGCAGCGATAAAAGCGGTCGCAAAAAGCGCAGCCCACTGCGATAGGTTGGCGTAAATACGGAAACCAGGGGCTCTTCTTGCCGCTGTTCCAGACAGACGGACAGATAACAATTGAAGACCGCCCGGCCGATCTGATCGAGATCTCCGGTGTCAGGAAAGTGCAGCCAACGCCGCCGGACCTCGAAAGGCGCTGCCCAAAGATACGGATAGCTAGCCACCTCGCCAAAGGACACAATGACGTGCGGGCGATGTTCGATCAGGATGCGCTCGAGTTCGCTGTCATCATCAAAGCAGTAGCAATCGAGCGCTCGGGTCTCGACATCGGGCGCATCGGTGTCCGAATGAAGCTCGACGCCCTCGGCCCCAAAGATGCAGACAATCGGAAGACCGTTCATGGCCGCCTCAGCGCCACATCGTGGTAGCCATGCGGATGCAGCGCGAAATAAGCAACATCCCAGTCGCTCTGGTTGATAAATTCACAGACTGCGTAGGGCACGCCATAGGTACAGCACTCGGCAATCGACCAAATCGTAAAATCGTTAAAAATCAACAAGCCGCCCGGCTTTACCTTAAAGCGCGCAACATCGATGTCGCGCTTGACCCCCTCATAAGAATGATCACCGTCGACATAGATCCAGTCGAAGTAATAGTCGAGAAACCCCGCCAGATGCTCCACGCTGTCGCCAAGATGCAGCGTGACCTCCGGCCGATCGAGGAGAGCCGAATGTCGTGCCCGCAGTGGTTCGTCATAGAGATCGAAAAGCTCAAGCTGACGCGGCTGAACGATGGCCAGCATCTTCTCGGCGAACAAACCTTCCTGTGTACCTATCTCTGCCCCAATGCTGCCCTTTGGCAAACGCCGCAAGATCTCCTCACGGCTTGGTAACAATACACACTCGGCGAGACGTTCTGGCGATAACTCGGGCACTGGCTGGAATACCTGCGAATTGATCCGAAACCCGACGAGCGGTCGCATCACCTCAAACCACTCGGTGTGCATGCGGTGAAACCACTCTCTCTGCTCTGGAGTCAGCAGCATCGCGGGCCTATAGATGCGCGCACAGGCACTGCCGCACCCGTACATAGTCATAGCGCCGCGCCAGTGCCTCGTATGCCAGACCATCGGCGACGTAACTGTTGTCGAACCAGCCGACCGTGAGCATCGCTGCAGCTTCGACCATTACCTGCAAAGTATCGATATGGCAGAGCTTCGGCGTACCCTCGAGTACGACCGGCGGCGCGCCGTGGAACGCCTGCAATGGGCCAAAATGTAGCTGCTCGCAGATCGCGAATTTGGCCTCCGGCACCGCCTGCAATGCTTTCAGCATCTCCTCTAAATATCGTGGAAAAACAATATTGTCGTCGTCGAGAAACACGAAGTAGCCAGCCTTGGCTACTTCGGTCATCACCTCCTGACGCACACCGGCGCCCCAGCCCCCGTGATGCTTCCGCGTCGACCAATAGCGCAGCCGTGGGTCGTCGAACTCGGCGACGATAGTATGCGCGGCGATCTCCTCGCCGCCATCGGAAGCGATGATGTGCTCAAAATCACCGTAGGTCTGCCGCGCTACCGATGTTAGGCAGCGGCGCAGCTTGGCCGGATCAGCCCGCCAGGTTGGCGTGATGATTGAAATGAGGGCAGTCATGTGTCGGTTTTGTAGTTCCAGAAATCGAGCTGCAGCGGTAAATAATCGACCTCCCAGCCAATGTCGCGAAGGCTTGCGAGCGTGAAGCGACCGACCCAGGCATCGGGCGCACGGGCGCTCGAGTAGGCGGTCATGACCTCGGCTGCGAGATCACGGCCCTGGTAGTCGCGAATGCCGGTGAGGTTTGAGCTGCCGCCGTTTGACCGCCAATGAGCGAGCGCTGTGCCACCGGACTGCGTCATGATCGTCGTCGCGGTCATACCGACATTTTCGATCGGGATTCCCGACGCTGTGCCCTGCCCCTGCATCGTCTCGCGCCAGGCCGCCAAACCTAACGAAGCGGTATAATTCGGATTAAGCGGGTTTCCGGTACCGACGACGTTGTACGCAAACAACGAGGGGAGCGTCACGACGAAGGGCAGTGCGGTGACAATGCGAAACGGCCCGTTCCACGTCGCTCCGAGTCCGCAGGCATGAAAGCATTCGTGAACGGCGGTCCTGAAAAAATTTTGCTTCCAATCCTGAAGAACCTGGCCCACCGGAGAGAGTTGAAAATAATCGGTACTGAAGACCATTGTGGCGTGCCGCACCGTCGCGACGGCATTGGTCGCGTCGAGCCGCAGATCGGCGAGATAGGCGAGCGGGTTCCATGTCCCGTCGCCCGGCCCGCACTGACCCAAAATGCCAGGCTCAAGTTGGCGAAATCCGAAAGTAATGTTCAACACGATCGACTCCGACGAGAAGCGCAGTCCAGTGATGCACTGCTCGATGTAATTCTGCATGTCCTCGATCCACACTGCATATTCGCTATTGCGGTAATCGAGGGGCACTTGGGCCATGTTGAGATTGATCGCAAACCTCGTCGGCATGGGCGAGACGCGCCGCGCAAACGGTTGCCCATTCTTGCTGAGAGTCTCGATGACGGAGCGCTTATAGCGTCCGCTTCGATTGTCCATGCCGTTGATGGTGGTGCGCGTTGCATCTACCGGGATCCACATCGGACTCTCGGCGACGCTGCCTGGACGGTTCCCTGACCAAGTATGGTTGCGACGGAAGACTCGCCGCGCGCGAAATGGATAACCGCATTATCGGCGAGAGTGCCGACGACGGAATTCTCCCACATATCGCCGATCTCGGCCTGCTGGGCCATGCTGGCGATTGTCGCTGTACAGTACATCGCCCGCACTTTGGCATTCCCGGCGAGGGTGTCGATCAACGCTTGGTCGGTCATCTTATGAATTACGGCATTGCCGTCAGCCAGGACTACCCGAGCCGTATCCTCCATCGTCTTAATGCTGGCGAACTCGCCGAGGTGAGCCACGCAGGACCCATCGCGCAGAATGACGATCACAGCATAGTCAGACAGGAAATCGATGTCGCATGCGCTGGCGGATAGCACTGTCGCGCCGCCAGTCATTGCCGCGACGTGAGACCGGGACAACTCGTAGACCTCACACGCCCCGGTCAATCGGACGCCTCTGCAATTGCGGATCAGATAGCGACCGTCCCGCTTGATCTCGACCCCATCGACCCCGTCGAACACATGGGCCTGCCACCATTTCTCCGCAGCCCTCAACATCCGCTGCCGGTCGTAATCCGCCACGTACCAGTCAGGCAGGATGTCCTGCATCACCTCGTAGACCCAGTCGGCCGGGTTCGAGTAGGGGTCACCGTCTCGTGGTGTCAGATGCATCCGCACAAAAATCGGGTCGCGATGCGGCGGCGGCTCGGTGATGCCAAGCCCGTCGAGCATGTCCTCGTGATCGCCAAGCGCGACGTGCAGACGATTCTTCAGCGCGATTCCTTTGAGGACCGGCACGACGGATTACCTGTGCGGCAAGCCGGCAGCGGCGCGCGTTGTTACCGGGGGTATGCGAGCCAGTTTTTCCTTCCACGCAGCAACCCGCGGCTGGGTCCATAGATAGTCGGCCGCTTCCTTAAATTCCGGCGCATATTCGTTGAGCTCGGCAAACTCGCCCGGCATAAAAGCGCGCCGCTCCGGCAAGCCGACTTCAGTCTCGACGCCGTCAACATCAATATAGTTTTGCTTCTTGATGGAGAAGCTTCCGTCATCGGCAATCGAGTCCAGAACCGACTTTCGCGTGATGTCTGGCATGACGCAACATCCTCCTTCGTTTTATCAAGGCGGCGGTCGTGGCGTATAGTATGTACCCGAGAGGAGCGGCGCGGTGACAAGCTGGATTACGGTTCCGAAGAGGCTTCCGCTGGTGCTGCTCAAAGGCAGACCACCACCACCGTTGAGGTCGCCGATCATCACCGGCACCCCTGAATTGTTTGCCGGATGGCTCGCCGCAAAGGGTAGTCCGCCAATCGACACAATGCCCGACGACACGCTCAGATTTTCATTTCGCAGAACGCCCGCAAGCCATACGGTATTGCCCTGACGCCGCCATTGTCCTACCGGAAAACGAGCCCCGACGTTGGTTGTCCCGACGCGGAAGGTCGGGGTAAATGTTCCCTGCTCGACGGCAGTTCCCGCACCGGCAGTGCTGATGTAAACGGCAAAAAAACTAAACGAGACGTGGCAAGGACCGTTCACGTCGTTGAAATCGACATTGCGGTCATTCGGTAGGTTGGCCCAACCCGTCGCAAAATTCGCGGGACCGGTTTTGACCAGGAACTGTCCTGTCCCGCCACCGGTCACCAATCCCTGGCCCAGCGCGCCCTGCGGGCCTTGGGCACCTTGCGCACCGGCGGCACCTTGGGCGCCGGCGGCACCTTGCGCGCCAGTCGAGCCTTGCGCTCCCTGCGAACCGGTCGAACCCTGGGCTCCAGTCGAGCCTTGCGCCCCTTGCGCCCCCGCCGCACCGCGAATGTTGCCCGCCGCCGCACCAGTGAATGTCGGCGTCAGCGCGGTGATTCGGACAATCGCACCCACCGCTTGCGCTGTCTGATTGGCGAGCTGGACCGCCGCAGCGCCGGAGTTCAACAGGTAGTCGCCGATCGCAGCATTGGCCGGTGCCGTCGTTTGGGCGGCCGTGACCGGATACCACTGACTGCCTTGCAGCCCCTGAACGCCTTGGGTGCCCTGAGCGCCTTGCGAGCCTTGCGCTCCAACTGCACCCTGCGGTCCCTGACTACCTTGGGCACCCGCAGCACCTTGTGCGCCGGCAGCCCCTTGGGCTCCAGTCGATCCCTGAGCGCCTGCAGCACCTTGGGCACCAGTCGAACCCTGTGCTCCGGCGGCTCCTTGCGCTCCGGTGGAACCTTGGGCACCGGCAGCCCCTTGCGCCCCAGCCGCGCCCTGTGCCCCAGCGGCTCCTTGAGCTCCGCTCGAACCCTGTGCGCCAGCCGGACCCTGGACGCCTTGGGTGCCGGTTCCAGTCGGGCCTTGAGCTCCTTGCGCGCCTTGCGCACCCGTGCCGATCGGGCCCTGCGGCCCCTGTACACCCTGTGCTCCAGTGCCGACCGGACCCTGAACACCCTGCGCCCCTTGGGCACCTTGCACACCACTGCCTTGCGGCCCTTGGGCACCCTGCGCACCCTGGGCTCCAGTCCCGACCGGGCCTTGAGTTCCTTGGGCGCCTTGCGCGCCCTGCGCACCGGTTCCTATCGGGCCTTGGTTGCCCTGCGCCCCAGCCGGCCCTTGGCCGCCTTGCGCGCCCTGAGCGCCGGTCGGTCCCTGGTAGCCTTGGCTCCCGACAGTACCGTCAGCGCCCTGAGCTCCTTGAGCGCCAGCGGCTCCTTGCGCACCTTCATCACCCTGTGCGCCCTGAGCACCTTGTGCCCCAGCCGCCCCCTGAGCCCCTTGGGCACCGATACCCTGGGCTCCTTGAGCCCCTTCGGCACCCTGCGGACCTTGAACACCCTGCCCGCCGGCCGCACCTTGGACACCCTGCGACCCCTGCGGACCAGCCTGGCCTACGGCACCTTGCGCGCCCTGATTGCCTTGCGCCCCGGCAACGCCTTGTGGTCCCTGCACCTCACCGACATCATCCCAGTCGGCGGCCGAACTCGGGCCGGTATGACCGGGCGCGCCCGACCAGACGTGGCCGTGACGCGCCGGGTTGACTGTGGTGATCCACAAATCACCGATCTCGTGCGGTCCCACCAGTGCATGCAACGCCGCGAGATCCGCAACGGAGCCGCGCATTGTGAGGCTGGCGCCAACCGGACCCTGGGCGCCCTGAATACCTTGCGGGCCTTGACCGCCTTGAATCCCTTGCGGACCAGTACCCGCGGCACCCTGAACCCCCTGCGCGCCGGCCGCACCTTGCGTTCCAGCCGCACCTTGCGGACCCTGAACCCCTTGCGGTCCTTGGACTCCGGCATCGCCCTGCGGCCCCTGAGTTCCTTGTGCCCCGGCACCGCCATCGGCCGGAACAAAATCTTCCAGCCGATCTTCGACCCAGGCTTTGTTGACGAGGTGCTCGTCTTCGATCGTGTCGAGATCGGTGAGCAGCGCGATATTGTGATGAAGCTCGGTTGCCATCGTTTAACGCCTCACCAAAGCCACGCCGCTCACCGGCCTGGCAAATCGCAGTTCGCAATTCATCGGATCGGCGTAGACAATATCGGGGATCATCACCGTGCCGCCGCGCGAGGGATCGACCGCCAGGACATGCACAAACTGCGACACCAGCCGATGCTCGATCTGCCAGTTCAATGATGGCGAACCCTGTGTGTGGGTGTAGACCATCCCTTCAGCCGGGCTGACCCACCCCGTCGCTCCGAAACCAGTACCGCTTTTGGCGAGGTGATGGGTGGTGTCACCGCCGGGTGCCACAAACCCGGGATCGACCGCCATCTCCACCCAGACGCCACCGAGATACTGGGCGCGGGTGCCGGCCGGCCTGATCCAGATATCGCCTTCGGCCAAGCTCGGTGTGTTTCCGGTGGTCGGCGTGTTTGGTCGAAGAATAAAGGCCATGGGTTTTTGACCTTAAAAAACGACGGGTGTCCAAGAGATACCGGTAAAGACATGCAAACGCCGGCTGGCGTTGATCCACAGTTCACCAGCCACGGAGCCGGTCGGCTGCGAGGCCTGAAAATGTGCGATAGCGGGTTGCGTCCCGCCGGCACCGCTGCCACCGGAACCTTGCGGTCCCATTGGTCCTTGCGTGCCGGTTGACGAGGTGCCTGTGGTTCCCTGGGCACCCTGAACCCCTTGGACACCCTGTGCGCCTTGCGGGCCGCGCGCTCCAGTCGCACCTTGCGGACCTTGGGTGCCGGCCGCATTGATTGCTGCTGCGATGTTCTGTAGTTCGGTGCGCATATGCCCAAAATTCTGCTGCACGCTGAGGAACGTCGCGTTTGGGCTCGATGGCACACCGAGGAGAACATTGGAGGTAGTCGACAGAGCCATCAGAGGACGCCCTCCCAGCCCCAATCAGCATAGAAATTCAATCGCCAGATGCCGCCGCTGCCATCCTGCATCCATAGTTGACCGATAACCGGCGATGGCGGCGGATTGGCACCCATATGGACGACGACCGCGCCGCCACCCGCGCCAGCGGTGCCTTGTGGCCCCTGCGGCCCCTGCGTAGCGACACCATTGGCACCAGCAGCACCCTGCGCTCCTTGAGCTCCAGCCGCTCCCTGAAAACCCTGCGCGCCCTGGGCACCGGCAGCACCCTGTGCGCCTTGGGCACCAGACGCATTGACCGCCGTGGCGAGCGCCTCGATCTCGCTTTTTGCCGTGGCGAACTGCGCCTGCAGCGCCGCCGTCGAGGCGTCCGGTCCTTGCGGTTGGGTAGGATCGATATTCGAGGTTGTCGATAAGGCCATCAGATCACCAGTTGCCAGGCCGAGCCGTCCCAGAATTTGAGCGCCCAGGCGTGGTCGTCCCACCACAACATGCCGACCACCTGGGCCGGCGTGGTATTGTTTGCCTCGTCGTAGTGCAGTGCCGCGAGCCCGCCGCCACCGGCGGCACCAGGCGGCCCTTGCGGACCTTGGACGCCCTGCGTCCCGGTGCCGGCGGCACCTTGCGCGCCCTGATTGCCTTGGGCTCCGGCTGGACCCTGAAAGCCCTGCGGCCCCTGGATGCCGGGGGCACCTTGCGGCCCAGCCGCGCTGAGCGCATTGGCGGCGTTGTTCAGAATGCCGATCTCGTTATAAGCCGACTGAAGATTGGTCTGGACACTGAGGATCGTCGGTGCCGTCTGATCGGGCCAGGCCGGGTTGATATTCGAGGTTGTCGAGACTGCCATCGCATTAGCTCCACGTCGTGGCGCCGCCGTCCCAGACAACCGCGCCACCATCCCACGCCACGCCGCCCGGCGTCACGGGTGCAGTCGGCAGATCGGTCGGCACCCAGCGGCTACCGTCCCACATCAGGACTTGTCGGAAGGCCGGCACAACGTCAGCGACCTGATGTCCGCGGATTGCCCAGACGATGGCAGCGTCGGGCATGCCTGCTAGATCGCCGCCGATCGAGGTAATGCCGGTCGGTCCTTGCGAGCCTTGCACACCCTGTGTGCCGACGCCTTGCGCTCCTTGCGAGCCCTGAGCCCCCTGGGCACCCTGGACGCCACTGCCCTGCGGCCCCTGAGCGCCTTGGGTGCCCTGGAAGCCTTGCGGGCCTTGCGCCCCCATGATCCCGGTCCCTGGCGGACCCTGCACGCCCATCGGTCCTTGTGTGCCTTGAGGACCGCCGGCCCCTTGGTTGCCATCTGCTCCCTGGGCACCCTGAATTCCTTCGCCTTGCGGCCCTTGAACACCCTGCGGCCCCTGAGCACCGGCCGGCCCTTGGACTTCTCCGACATCATCCCAGTCGGCCGCAGTACTGGGTCCGGTATGACCAGGCGCCCCCGACCACACATGACCATGCCGCGCCGGACTGACTGTGGTGATCCACAGATCACCGATGGTGTGCGGCCCCGGGAGTGCATGGAGCGCCGTCAAATCCGCAACCGAGCCGCGCATCGTTAGGCTGGCGCCAATCGGCCCTTGCGTGCCCTGTGCGCCTTGCGGGCCTTGGACACCCTGCGGCCCCTGCGCACCGCCGCCGCCGCCCGCGGCAAACCCTCCGTAGGTACGATCTTCGTAAATCAGGTAGACGTCGGGTTCATTGGTGCCGTTGCGAACCGCGACGATCTGGCCGGCGTAGGCGGTGGGGCTCGCCAGATATGCCGTGAATGCGGCCATATCCTCAAAAACAAAGCTCGTGTCGAGCGGCTCGGGAGTAACCCGGAGAAGGCTAAACGACCACGCAAGCTGTGCCATGGGCGAAGCCCTCTAAATGGTCAAAGTTGAGGTGGTCCCGCCGACCGGAAGTGCGAGGAAGGCCGGCAAGAAGTAGACGCGATAATCCTGCGGCGGATCGGCCGGGTGCGGCGGCACGATTGAAACAATCATGTTGGTGAAGGAAGCCGTCACATTTCCGGCAATCGAATCCATGATCGAAGTCGCCGGCGGCAATGTCGCGGGGTAGGCAAAACACGGCCCCCAAGAGCCGACCGGCGCAGGAGCGACCATGACTGCCCCGACTGCGGGCCGGGCGATGGTATTGGGCAATGCTTGAAATGCCGCCAAGTTATCCGGCCGCCCGGGCTGGGCTGGCTGCATGCTAGTCGGCGATGGACCCCAGTACGCCGCCCAGATGATCAGCGGTCGTGCGGCAATGGTCATCCGTAGCGTCCTCGAGCCGGTGCCCTCGGCATTTGTCGCGGTGAGCGTGATATTGCTGATGCCGTGCGGCGCGACCGGTGTACCGGTGATCTCTCCCGTCGTCGTGTTGATCGCGGCCCATGACGGGAGACCGGTCGCGCCAAAGCCGGTGATTGGGCTGCCCCCGGACGGGACCGACGCCACAATCTGATAAGTGAACGGTTCGCCGATCATGCCGCTCGCTGTGCCGGGCGAAGTGATCCTCGGCACCGGCGAAACCTCCCGCCCGCCACCGATGAACGGCATGAGGCTGAAGCCGATCAGCGGCATCAGTCAGCGTCCCTGCGACTGCGCCCTAAAACGTGCTTCGGCAGCCTCGGCGATCTTGCTACTGATGCTAGGCTTGCGCTGGGCGGTCTGGCTGGTGTCGATGGCAACCAGCGGCGTCGCGGCAGCCTCGGCCACTTTCTTGATCTGCAGCAGCTGGCGCAGCGCATCGGGATGCGTCCCGAGCCGGTTCTGTTCAGCGGCAAGTTCAGGAAATCCCGCGAGCGCGCACAGCTGATCGACCTCGACAGCGCGTGCCCGTTCAGCGGCAACCGCTTCGCTGATCGCATTGAGCTGCACGACGTTGTCAGGCGGCGCCTCGGCGGCCGATGGCGGCGGCAGAGCGGTTGTGTCGTCCATAATTCTCCCTCCTTTAGGCGTGACGTGCTGGATCAGAGCGGCGTGCGCTTCGTCAAAGGTGCCGATCCGATCGGCAAGACCACGGCTGATGGCGTCTTCGCCGGAATAGATCGCAGCTTCGGTGCTCTGCAGCATGGCCGGATCGAGGTTGCGGTGCCGCGCGGTTTGACTGATCAGCTTTTCGTGAATGCGATCGACCTCGCGCTGCAGACGGATATGCGCTTCGGGTCCGAGCGGCGTATGCGGATTGGCATCCAACTTGCGAGCGCCACGGGTAATGAACGTGTACTTCACACCTTCTTGCGCATCGGCTTCGGAGCGGTCGGCATGGACGGCAACGACGCCGAGCGAGCCGAGTTGCGCGGTCTGGGTCGCCCAGACCCGATCTGCGGCAGCGGCGAGCGTGTAAGCGGCCGACAGGCTCGAATGCTGGGCAATGGCCCAGACCGGCTTCGCTAGCGCATGCACCTTGTCGGCGAGGTCAAAGGCACCGTCAGCCATGCCGCCGGGCGAGTCGATATCCAAGAGGATACCGCGCACCCGTTGATCACGATGGGCGTTCTCCAGGATCTTCCCGAGGTGTTCGTAGCTTTGAATGCCGAGCAAAGCGCCGATCAATCCAGCGCTGTGGTTGCGGCTGATCAGAGTGCCCCGGATCGGTACGGTGGCGACTCCATGATCGATCGTGTAGCCGTGCTGTTTCTGCTCTGCTGTGGGTCGTTCTTCGAGCGCAGTACGCAGATTTGCTAGAAACGTCTCGAGGTGGTCTTCGTCGAGCAGCAGCGGGCGGCTCCAGACGTGCGCTAATTCGGGGATCATGCGGCCCTCTCGTCCGTCTCGACTTCAGAGGGGATGGTTCCTGGCGTGCCGGTCGCGGTGCCGACCGCCCGGCCCGGCCCGGCGCCACCGCCGGCTGCTCCGCTGGGGGTGCCATAATCGGGCGTGATACCGAGTTCGCTTTCGAGATCCTTTGCCTCGGCGATACGCTCATAGGTTTCTTTGAGGTCGTAGCCGAGCGCTTCGATGGCATCCTGCGGCGAGATCAGACAGGCCTTGAGCTGGAGGATCGTCGCCTGAATGTCTTTGAGCGGATCGACCCATTGGACTTTGGGCGTGATCGCCTTCATCCCGCGCCAGTAGGCGAGATCGCGGCGATACTCTGCGGCAGAGATCGGCACCACGCCGCCGAGCACCGCGTAATCCAGCCAGCGTTGCCAGACTGGACGCAGCATCTGGAAGCTCAGCACATTGTGCTGGAATGCCTCGATGCGGGCGCGGAAGCTGACCAGACCGGCGCGCGAGCTGGCGTAGGTCGTGCGCTGGAGATCGTTGGTCAGCTCAGCATAGGGGATGCCGAGCGCGGCGCAGATCCCGAGCAGCGCGCGATACTGAAACGGCTCGTAGGAACCACTGACCGCGGGCGGTTGCGCGAACTTGACATCCTCGCCGCCATGCAGCTCGACGGTCTGGCCGGGCGACCAATTCATCGGGTCGCCGTCATCGGGGCGCCCGTTGAGAATGTTGCCGACGTCATCGGTCTCGGGCGGGATCGTGATAAAGGTGGCGTAACGCGACTGCTGTCTCTGGCGCTCGAGCTCGCTGTCATCGAAGGCGTCGAGCTGAAACAGTTTGACGATCGCCGCAGCCATCCCGCTGGTGCCGCGGATCTGCCCGGCCTCGACCGGGTCATAGACGTGCATGATCTCGCTGGCCGGGATCCGCACGAGCTCGCCGTTGTAGAGGAGATCGCGGAAAGGGAGCGTCGTATCGGTCGGATTGCCGCGGAAAAACCAGTAGGCAACGCGACGGTCTTGGATATCGCGATCAAATTCGATCCCGAGCCGGATCTCGCCGCCGGCATTTTCAAAACCTTCTGGCACCACCTCAAAGCCGCCGTTCCAACCCGCGCCGACACCGGCGCTGTTCCATAGCGGGCCGAGGCGGCTATCCCACGCCGTATCGCCGTAAGGGAGTTGTTCGCTCGGGATGACCTGGAGCTGCAGCGGCACCGAGAGCCCGTCCTGCGGCAAGGCTGGGCGGAACCGCAGAAAGCATTCGCCGGCGAGAAACACCTCGCGCGAGACGCGGTGCATAATCGCATAGAAATCCGACACGCCCTCGACATCGGCTTCGTCGGTCCAGGCGTTCCAGGCGTCCTGCACCTCCTCGAGGATGTCTTCGTCCTCGATCAGCGAGGATGGCTTGATCCCGGCTCCAACGGTCGATGTGGCCCAGGCTTCAAGGGCGTTTTTTGCGTAGGCATTGTTTCGTGCCAACCACCGCGCGCGGGCCAGAACCGTGGGTCCGGCCATTTGCATGGCGGCGTTGATGTGGACGGCGGCGGGTTGAAAAAAGCCCAATCGGCGCCCGGTTGCGCCGGCTTCGAGATTGGGCGTGGGGCAGGGCTGGTTCCAAATGCCAAAGCCTTGCATCCAGCGGCCGAGACGATTGAGCATCAGAGGCACTTCGTCAGCGGCACATAGAAGTACCGCCGCCCGCGGCTCGGCATAATGCCGGTCAGGCAATAGGCCTGTTCGCGCTGTAGCTTGGTGATGAGCGGGATCAGTTTGGTGGCGTCGGCGTAGGAGACCGAACGTCCGCGATCGGCGACACTTGTCACGCCCGCGTAGAGTTGGCTTTCCAACCGGTCGAGCAACTGCTCGCGACGGGCATTGGCTTCGTCGGAGCAATCGACGAAGGCGATATCGATGCTGGTCCCTCTAGCCCAAGCCCCTGGCGAATACGCCACCAAACAATCCCTTGCGTCCGACGCGAAAACGCGTCAAGATATAGCTCAGGATTAGGTGGGCATGTGCTGCGCGCTTCGAACTCCCCCTCGAAGCGCGTTTTTTTATGCGCCGCGCCGCTGGGCAGCGGCGATGCGGCGGACCAGCGACGTCCGTAAAGCATTCCTCATGTGCGCCGCAACTACATTCTGCACTTCAGGCGTGCGAAATGTGCCCCAAACGGTTGGACCCCAGAGCATGCGGATCGGCAACCGTGCGGCACCGCGGCGGCGATAGACGCGGCCTCGCGCGATAAAAGCGCTACGCAGGGTTTGACGTCGGCCCCAAGCGTTGACCGATACCCCGGTCGGCGTCTGGACGGCGCTGAATTGGATCAACGGGTTGGGCGCGCGGCTCGAGCGGATGATGAGCTGATAGCCGCGTACAACAAACTCGATGCCGCCGCGCAATCCATTTCGCCGCTGGATCAGACTGCCGGCTTTCGCCTTGCCGCTGTCGCCGGTGTCGCGGAGAGCAGCGGCGACCGGCTTGTCCAATGCCGGCCGTTGCGTCGCGCGGAGCTGGCGAAGGAACTTCTCGGCGTCAAAGGTGATGCCAGTTTCGGCCACCTTTTAACGTCGCCGTTTCGATGATCTTGTCCGCCGTGTCGGCACACCGCCCACGGCGATTGACGGCCACCGCCGTCTGACGGCGGCCCTGACCCGGGCCTTTTCCGAGGCGCTACCGTGCTGCGCGACACGGGAGAGAGCGCTCCGCGCCCGATTCAAGGTATCGATCGGGTATCGCCGCGTGCCGGGAAAGACGAATTGGCTGGCGGCGAGGCGGTTACGGCGGGCGGCGGTGAGCGGGCCGCGGCGGCGGGAACGGGCCATCGGAAACCTCTCGTTACCAGTGTCGGACGAGCATCGTGATCGTCGCGGCGACGTTGATCCCAACGGCCCAGACAAGCAGGGTCAGTTTGCCGTCGAGCAATTTGATGATCGCCATTTGCCTATGATACCTCACCCACGCCACACCCGCCTAACCCGCCTTGGTGCGAGCGCGGGCCGTGCGAGCTGGCCGGCGAGTTTGGGCTCCGGCGGCGGCGCAGCGGGCGG